AGTTTTTTACGAACATAATTAGCGACGCTGAAACTTGGGGTGCTAATCAGAAAACTGTACGCAAGACTCGAGATAAGAAGCCGGTATCTGTCGAGAAACAAGTATCAAAGCTAAAATATATGTCTGAATATAAAGATTACAAGATCGTTAGTATCGCTCCTACCAGCATTATTGGTGCAAATCAGTTGTGGGTATTCAATGTAAAGTATCGTAAGCTCACATTATATAATGCTATGGGTCCAGCTGGTTTTTCCGTGAAAGGAACTACCTTACAAGGGTATGACCCAGAAAACTCAGAATCCAAGACATTGCGTAAACCCGATGATGTATTACCTCGTGTACTGAGTGGAGGTAAACGTGTTCTATCAAAGGTTATGGCTGAAATAAATAGTAAGGCATCTGAGCCAAATGGTCGAATCAATGGAGACACGATACTCTTACGTGTAGTGAAGTAATGGAACAAGCAAATAATGTCTTTGAATTTCCGAATATTGGAAATATGCCAAAAAATGAAGAGCAACTGAGTAGTTACTTTGAAGATAATAAGAAAAATTATATCGATCATATTGTAGATCATTATAGTTCTCAATTGGTAAATAAGATCGGAATGCACGGGTTCGACATATACAACGACAGATTCAGTGCTGATTTTTCCTGTGTAGTCGAGATATTTCGTGCATCACTCTATCGTAGTCTACTCATACCTCACGCATTGACTCCATTTATGGATGAAATGATCGAGAAACTCGAGTTTGAGGATGACGAGGATTTTGTTGACTTTTAACCACAGTTGTGGTAGTATATATAGAATATGATTAAACTGAGATGAATTATGATTCTTGTTGACTTAAATCAGGTGATGATTTCAAACCTGATGATGCAGATTGGCGGCAAAAACGTTCCTATTGATGAGAACCTGGTCCGCCATATGGTACTCAATTCTCTACGGCTCTATCGTCAAAAGTTCGGAGAGAAATATGGCGAACTGGTAATTTGTTGTGATGACAAGAACTACTGGCGCCGCGACCTATTCCCATACTATAAAGCTCATCGTAAGAAGGATCGTGAAAAGTCTGGTCTGGACTGGCACACCATCTTCGAAGTACTGAATGGTATTAGGGACGACCTCAAGGAAAATTTCCCGTATAAGGTTATACAGATTGACCGAGCAGAGGCAGATGATATTATTGCATCTCTTTGCCATCAATACGGTCAGCTTGGTGTTCAGAATGGATCAGCAGAACCTATTCTCATCCTATCTTCAGATAAAGACTTCGTGCAGTTACAAAAATATGCAAACGTCGAGCAGTATAGCCCGATGCAAAAAAAGTTTGTGGCTGTATCCAATCCAGCTCGATATATCCATGAACATATTCTGAAAGGTGACCGTGGTGATGGTGTACCAAACTTTATATCACCCGACGACGTGTTTGTAGTTGGTAAGAGACAGAAACCTCTTGCATCTAAAAAGATCGATGCATGGAATGGTATGAAACCTGAAGAGTTTTGTAATGAGGAAATGCTTCGTGGTTATCGTCGTAATCAACAGCTTGTAGATCTCGACTTCGTACCAGAGGATATTCAAAAAGATGTGATTGAAAAGTTTGACGATTATAAATTACATGGTAGGGATAAGATGTTCAATTATTTTATCCAGAAGCGTTTGAAAAATTTAATGGATATAATCCAGGAGTTTTAAGATGGCCTATAAAGAAGGCGTGGCTGAAATCCTTGACCGGGTTTCTAAATTAAAAACAAAGAATGAAAAGATTGAAGCTCTACGTAAGGGCCATAATGTAGTACTTGAAAATATTATTGATCTTTGTTTCAATCCAAATCTCAAGTTTATGTTACCACCCGGTGAACCTCCGTATAAGCCACAACCAAAAGCGGCTGATTGCCAGGCAACTCTTTACGCAAACCTGCGTAAGTTTGGTATTTTTCTTGAGTCTGGTCCTTATCCGAACATGAGACCATATCAACGTGAGTCTCAATTTGTACAGTTTCTTGAGGCACTCGACCCAGATGATGCAAAACTAGTCGTGTCGATCAAGGACAAAAAGATGCCATATAAGGGTATCACACGTAAGCTTTTTGAAGAAGCATGGCCAGCCCTAGCATCAACTTGGAAGGAAAATGGGTAAAACATTTCGTCGAGAAAAACGTTGGGATGACGAACCAACTGAATTCAGAAACCAAAAGTCTAAAAAGAAATTTGTGAAGGAAAAGAGGTCAAAGAATAAACGGCCTCGTGTGAATGAACATGAAGAATCCGGACAAGACAGCGTATATAATCGGTAACGGTGGATCTCGTAAGGGGTTTGATCTACTCTTATTAAAAGGTAAAGGCACGGTCTTTGGATGTAATGCCTTGTACCGAGATTATCAGCGATCGACTCCTAAATACGTATTGCCTGACTATTTGGTTGCAATCGACAATCCTATCATTACTGAGATCGAATCATCTGACTTTCCATCAAGTCGGGTACTCATACCACCTGAAGATGAGAAATGGGAACCAGTAGAGTTACACTGGGGTCGAGCTGTAAATAAGCAATGGGATCCACAACGACCACGATCAAACGCGGGTATGAACGCCATACTTGAGGCTATAAAGTTGGAATATGAAACCCTATATGTGTTTGGGTTTGATTTCCTAGTGGTCAATCAGAACACAGCTATGTCGAATCTCTACGATGGTACTGATTGTTATGGATTGGAGACAAGGGCAAATTTACAGGATACTCGTAATCGGATGAAGTATCTTGGTCACGTTATCGAAAACAATCCTAAGACTAATTTCGTATTCTGTTATCCAAAGGAAACAATTGCCGGTGGGATATATAATCCACAGGCTGAAAATACCTGTATCACAAGTTTTGATGACTTAATCTATTTACTTTCGGAGTAAAATAATGTATGATAGTATCTTGATCGGACTTTTATTATTTGCTCTGGTCGGATTATCATTTTATGCGGGTCATCAATTCGCGATACCACGTGTAACTGAGATGGTGCTTATGGTATTACATAATGATAGAATTATTCGACTTATTGAACTCGAGGACGGTGAAGTCGAAGTTTACAGTGGTTCAAAATTCTATAACAGTGAAACTGATACGATAACATGAATATCTTTGTACTCCACGACGATCCCAAAACTGCGGCACAAATGCATTGCGACAAACATATCCCAAAGATGATTGTCGAATCAGCTCAGATGCTGTCAACTGCTCACCGACTACTTGACGGCGAGGAATATCTAGCTCCATCCAAGTCAGGTAAGAGGACGGTAAAACACTATCGTCTGTCTGAAAATAATGATCTGATTTACAAGGCAGTACACGCAAAACACCCATGTACAATCTGGACGATGCAGTCACATAATAACTATCTGTGGCATTATCATCTCTGGCGGTATCTTGCTGAAGAGTTTGAGTACCGTTTTGGTAAACTACACGCATCGTGGGAAAAGCTCAAGGATGTTCTCTACGAGACACCACAGAATCTCGTTTATGGTGATATGACACCACACGCTCTCGCTATGCCTGATGAATACAAGGTCGACTGTCCTGTGCAGTCATATCGTAACTACTATCTTGGTGAAAAGACTCGGTTTGCGAAGTGGGCCAAAGGTCGCCCTGCTCCAAATTGGTGGAATGAATAAATAATAGTATTGGAGGTACAATGCCGATATATAACTTTATTGATGAGAGTACTGGAGTACAGTTCGAAGAACTGATGTCTATGTCAGAGCGTGAGGCATTTCTTTCCGATAATCCAAATATTCGACAACTTCCACCTGACCGCATGAACATCATTCATGGCCAGCGCTATACTGGTCTGAAGAATGATGGTGGGTTCAATGAGCAGATGTCTCGCATCGCTGAGGCTCATCCTACCAGTGCGGTCGCCAACCAATATGGTGATAAGTCTAGCAAGGCCGTAAAGACCCGACAAGCCGTAGAAAAATGGAGGGCTAAGCGGTCTGTTGACCCTAATAAATGATGATAACCCAGAAAGGTTATTCATGTCAAATATTGCTTATCTTAACGAAAACGTAGATTTTTTTGATGAGAGAATTACAAGGAAACAACGAAAGGCAAAACAGAAAAACGTTCAAACAAGTTTGAAACTCAAACACATCGAACCTAAAACACATAACCAGGTCCGTCTCTTTGATGAGTATCAGAGCGGAAAACACCTTCTCTTGCAGGGTGTAGCTGGTACTGGTAAGACATTCATCTCGTCATATCTTGCCATTAAAGAAATTCTTTCTCATCAGACAGATAAGCATAAGTTAGTCATTGTCAGATCGGTAGTTCCCACTCGTGATATGGGGTTTCTACCAGGTAGTCAAAAGGAAAAACAGAAGGCTTATGAAGCACCTTATTATTCAATATTCACAGAACTTTTTGGTCGAGGAGACGCCTATGAGTATCTTAAGGGACGTGGTATGGTGGATTTCATATCGACTTCATTCATACGTGGAATCACTCTCAATAATGCTATTGTGCTTGTTGATGAGTGTCAGAATCTGACTTTCCATGAGTTGGACAGTATCGTCACACGGATAGGTCAGGATTGTCGCATTATCTTTGCTGGAGACTTCCGCCAGAGTGACTTAGAAAAGGATTCTGAGAAGAAGGGTCTGATTGACTTTATGAGAGTGATACGATCCATACGTGGTTTTAGTTCAATACAATTCGAAGAGGATGACATCTGCCGTTCTAAACTGGTAAAGGATTATATTATTGCGAAACTTAATGCAGGAATCTACCATTAACTTGTGAAAGTCTATATAAATAAGTGTAGGAGGTACTTATGTATTATTACACTTATAAAGTTACTAGTAAATCTGGAAAGTATTATGTTGGGAGACATTCCTCGGAACACCCAAATGATTCATATAAAGGATCTGGATTGTGGGTGCGAGGAATGTCTCCTGAATTGAGAGAAGAACTTCAGAAAAAGGTAATATGCTATTATGACAATGAAGAACAATTAAAAGAAGCTGAACAAAAACTTATTAATGAATGTATTGATGATCCATTAAATATGAACTTTAACAATAATCCCATTGGCTTTTCATCTGGAAACCTAAATCCACAGTATGGTCGAAAGACTGGTCTAGCTGGACCAAAAAATGGTATGTATGGTAAGAAGCATCCGAACCATAATCCTTTAAGAGGCGAAGCTCATCATCTATATGGTAAATCTCTACCCAAAGAAACTAGAGAAAAGATTAGTAAGGCAAAACAGGGCGTCCCAGCTTCTGAAGAAACCAAGAAAAAACTCAGAGAAATGAGAGCTGGTAAACAGCCGCCTGCAGGATGTTCTTTTGCAGGTAGAACCCATAGTGAAGAAACCATTGCAATAATTTCTGAAAAGGCAAAAAAACGCCCCAAAAAGGTTTGCCCTCACTGCGGAAAAATTGCAGCAGCGAATGTTTATAGCAGATGGCACGGTGAAAGGTGCAAACATAATGCAGTTCATACATGAAGAGCGGTTTCAATCGTATGAAATCGAATCAGTAACGACAGAACAGGGTCGGAAGTATTGGGTTCCTGATGCTTCCGAACCCTATGAGTCTGTCACTACAGCCCTAGGTAATCAGCCTGGGAAGAAACAAGCAATACAAGAATGGCGGAATCGAGTCGGCGACGAGGAGGCAAATCGTATCTCTCGTATCGCAACGACTCGTGGTACGGCTGTGCATAGTATCATAGAGGACTATTTAGATAATAAGCCGGACTATCTCAAGAATCGTATGCCTGATGCTGTGGTGATGTTCAAGACACTCCAGCCCATACTTGATAAGGCGATCGCAAAGGTGTATATGCAAGAATCGCCCTTGTGGTCACATCAATATAGGTTAGCGGGTCGTGTAGATTGCGTAGCGGAAGTGAATGGTAAGCTTACTGTAGTCGATTTCAAGACCTCGATGAAACCTAAGAAGAGAGACTGGATCACGGACTATTACCTACAGACTGCGGCATACTCACATATGATTCACGAACTCTATGGAGAGATGCCAAGCCAGACGGTCATCTTCATCGCAGTCCAGGATTCTACTCCTCAAATCTTCGTTGGTGATCCAAACGTACACATACAACACAGCTTTTTCAAGGAACGATTATGAAATACCTTCTCGCCACAATATTCTTATTTCTTATATCATCAACTGCATCTTCTGCTCAATTAATGAGCAAACCAGTCATATGTGGATCATTTGCCGATATACAAAAGGAAATGATCAAAAACTATGGTGAAGATCAAAAAGAAATCATAGGAATGACAGAACAAGGACAAACAGTCCATATCAAACTCTATGGTGAGAAGACATATACCATAGTAGAGATACACGTGTCAGGTATGGCATGCATACTCGGGGCAGGAGAACTGATAGGTAAGATCGGCAATCCAATCAGCCGTAGGATGCTGCCGTAACGGTTTCAGAAAAACACCTTTTTTTCAATAGTGCGTGATCTATAGCGCACCCTGGGTTCAGAAGAGCGAATAGGGCACTTCGTAGCGTTCTGTGGCTCTCTACTATAGTCGCGGACATAAAAAAAGACCCAGACGCTAACGCGCCTGAGCCTGAGAGTGAACTGAGAGAGTCTTACTCGCGATAAATTGTGTATTCGAAACCGCTGTCCTGGCCCTTCTTTAGGGCTTCTTCATACGTATTGAAGTGCCAACACTGGCCGAAATTGGTAAGATGTAGTACCCACATGGCTCTAACCCCAGTCCTTTTTATCACCGTATTCCTCGTTCCAATCGTATCCATGATGATACTGATAGA